ATTAATCCTCTGCTGCTTTATGGCAAACCTCATAAGTGCGGTTGCGAACTGTGCGTAAATATTACCGGCTCCGGTGTTGTTGTCGTATGGAAACTCAAAAAGAAGCGACTCACCGGAGTCCTTGACTACAAGTGGCCTGCTGATAGCCTTGGCAAGCAGAGTTTGCTTGCTCTCCACCAGCTTCATCAGGTTTTGAACTTGGGTGTCGGTCATTCCGTTTTTAGAGACCTCAATTTCCAAAGTGTCATAGAGGTCGTTATCAGCAATAAGCGCTTGGAGGTCTACCCAGCGGACTGGCTCGTATTTATCATTGAGCTGTTGGAGCTCAAGTAAGGTAACCTCGCTCTTGCAAAAGTCCATTGCTAAGTGATAGGCATCAATGTCACTGACGGCTGTAAAAACCTCAAATCGGTCAGGATAGTCTGGGTCGCTGAGTTCTGCCTTGTAAGTGAAGTATTCGGGGCAATCGTCCGGCTGCATGCCGTTTTCTCCCTTTAAACTTTCACGATGCCTGCGTCCTAGTCCAAGTTCCTCCTCTTCTGTCATACCATTCTCCCAGTCTTCTGGAATACTGTCTCCTCCGTAGGGACCACGGTTCGAATAGTCGGGGACGTTCTGACTTTCAAGGTTCATGCGGCGCAGCTCACGCTCAGCATAAATCTCAGCTTCGCTTGCTTCGTCATACTTCTCACTGACCGGGATAAAGCTGTGAAGCCCCTGCAGATCTGCAACCAGACCGCAGTTGTCAACACCTGTGAGCAGCCCGTCTTTATCGATGCGATAGCCGCCTACCTCGTAAGCAAAAGAGGGAGGTCCAAGATACTTAACTGTTGCATCCAGTTCCTGTGCTACTGCCGCTGCCAGGTTCTTACGCTCTTTACCGGGAACGCTATACTGAATTCTCATTTTGTGAATACCTCCTATTGTTTTGGTACACACATATATCACTCATAATCGTGTAAATAGCAAGGAATATATTAAATATTTATCATAATTAACCGATAATATCACATTTATTGCTGTTGTAATTTGACTTCAGAGAACGGTATCTTTTTCCCATCGCGAACAAGAAAAACATCATCGCTGCTTCCCACCTGCTCAATGTACCTCGTAATTATTGCTGTTGCGTATAAAGGGTCAAGTTCACTCATGTAACAAATCCGGTCTGTCTGCTCACATACAATGAGCGTGCTGCCTGAACCGCCGAAAGTGTCAAGCACTATCTCGTTAGGTGCGGATGAATTCTGTATGGGATAAGCCAGTAAAGGCAGCGGTTTCATGGTAGGATGTAGTTTAGATTTTGTCGGCCTGTCATATTCCCAGACTGTTGTCTGCTTGCGGTCTGAATACCAGCGGTGTTTTGCGGTATCCTTAAAGGCGTATATAACGGGCTCATGTCTCATCTGATAGTCCATGCGACCTATGACCAGTGAGTTCTTAACCCATATGCAGGTGGTTGAATAGTGGAACCCTGCATCTACTGTAGCGTTGAAGAAGTTAACCTTCTCTGCGTCTGAATGAAAGATATATATTGCACCGCCATCTACCATGTTGTCGTATATATTTTTAAAGGCGGACAGTAAAAAAGCATAGAAGGCTTTGCCGTCCATGCTGTCGTTCATTATTTTCATTCCAGTCCCGCCCTCATAGGAGCAGTTATATGGAGGATCGGTAACGCATAGGTTCGCTTTCTTTCCATCCATCAGAAGCTTGATATCTTCAGACTTTGTTGCATCGCCGCATAGCAGGCGGTGCCTGCCGAGGAGCCATAAGTCACCGGGCTTGGTCATAGGTGGCTTATCAAGTTCGGCATCAACATCAAAGTCATCTTCCTGGACCTCGGTATCGGAGGCAAACAGCTTCTCTATTTCGCCTGCGTCAAAACCTGTAAGTTCCAGATTAAAGCCGAGGTCTTTTAAGTCGGCAAACTCAAGAGCAAGTTGCTCTTCGTCCCAGCCGGCATTCAAAGCAAGCCGATTGTCGGCGAGAATATATGCTTTCTTCTGTGCCTCCGTCAGATGCTCGGCAAATACACAGGGTACCTCAGTCAATCCCTCAGCCTTGGCAGCCAGGATACGACCATGCCCGGCTATTATGTTATAATCCTTGTCGCATATTATGGGTGAGACGAAGCCGAATTCCCGTAGACTTGAACGGAGCTGTAATATCTGCTCTTTACTATGGGTGCGGGCATTACGAGCATAAGGAATGAGCTTGTCTATATTCACTTTTTCAAATCTGGATGTTGATTGCATATATCAGAAACCTCTATTCATGAGTAAGTCAAGGAAGGCGTTTTTCTCTTCGCTCTGAGCACCGCCGTACCGGTTGATAATCTGCATAATTAAATTAAAGTCGTCCCGCATCGCTTTGTAGTAACCCTGCCCCGCAATGACATAGGGAGAAAGCTTCAGGTCCTTGGTCATTCGCCCGATTTTACGGTTCATCGCCTCACAGGCCAGAAATCCCTGTCTGTTGAGCACATAGTCTGTTATCGTCTGGGGAGCAACATAACCCTCGCAGCCGCGAGCAGCTATATATTCCTCAATCTCAGCCCTTAGAACATCGGCAGATGGAACTTCCTTTTCGCATTCTTTCATTGCCATGGAGAAGTAGTCTGCCATAACATTCTTAGAGTACACTTTTTTAGGTGGGGGATTAGAGGGTGTAGTCGGCTTTTGAGTCTTACCCTCCAGCTTCTTGTCATTTATATTCTTCCGGGGACGACCTGCCCCCGGACGGTAGCCTCCGCTGGGCATTTACGTCACCTCACTTAGGTTTGATTTTTTGATTTTTGATTTTTGAAAAATTTCCACGAAAGGCCACACCCGTTGTATTTGCAACAATGTGTAGAGATAACAACACCCCATGGGCTTTAAGAAAATACTAATATTAATAAGGTTAACATACTTGTTAAAAGTAGTCACCCTGCACTGCATGAAGTCTGCTATGGCACTCGGAGCACAGCGCTTGCAGGTTACTCCAGTCGTTGGTGCCGCCCTCAGTCAGCTTCCTTTTATGATGTACGAGTTCAGCAGGGTTCAGCCGACCTTCAGTCTTACACAGCTCGCAGAGTGGGTTTGCTGACATAAATGCCTTCCGAATTCTTACCCAAGACCTGCCATAGCGTTTATGTGTTTCAGGATCTCGTTCATACCGCTCATAGCGCCGGGCTTCCTGCTTTGTGTGCTCCACACAATAACGCTTATCTGTCAACTTCGGACAGCCCGGATAAGCGCAGGGCTTCTTTGGTTTATATGGCATTGTAATAGCCTCCGTTTGTATATGAAGAAAGCCCTCGCGGGATCATAATTGACCCGTGAAGGCTTTACATGTTGTCAAGGATACTATACCAAAAAATTTTCTGTAATTATAGTGGTCAATAGTGGCGTATTTTATCTATCTCATTGAGTGCCCGGTTATGAAGGCGGTGTATCCACCTAAGATCCAGATGCATCTCTACAGCAATCTGCTCCCAGTTTTTAAAGCATAAGTACCGTAGTTCTAATAAAGTTTGAAGCTCGTTGTTTTCTACACACTTAATCACAGTTACAATTTCATGCTTCGTATCAACTAACTGGCACAGGTCAGCGCTTATTTCAGATTTCAAGTCAGCGATCTTAATAATGACATCTTCCATACCATGTACATTCCTTGTACTGCTGATAGGGTCAGTAGTCAGAACAGCAGATGCTTTCGTAGCCAAATAACGTAATGACTGTAGCTGCTCCAGCTTGCTGTTAATTCTCTGGTCGATGCGATAAGCCTGTCCTAGATACTCTTTTGCGGTCATATCACACCACCTCAGCATTCAGCTTTCGAATAAGCATCTCCGGATCGATACTGGTCAGCACCTCAAACCATCTTGAACGGAAAAAGCGCTCGATGTCCTGCTTTTTGGACAACGCTATAATGTCATTAGGGGACTGAGAAATTTGCTTTAAAGCTTTCCGATAGTCCTTGGCAGCTTGAAGGATAATGGCATTTGCTAATTCTTCAAAGGGTTCCATAATCTGTACCTCCGATATATTTAGTTCACTCGGATTGGCACTGATTGACTCCTTGGATTGTCATAGATTGGCTTTAACTGCTTCTATTAAAGCGGCCTGTGTGTTGTCTTTTCTTTTTAGTGCTTTTATTACCTGTTCATCGATAGTGTTTTTTGCCACTATGTGCTGCACTACCACAGTGTTATCTTTCTGGCCCTGCCTCCATAGTCGTGCATTGGTTTGCTGGTATAATTCCAGGCTCCATGTTAGGCCGAACCAGATTATTGTGCTGCCACCTGCCTGTAAATTGAGGCCGTGTCCGGCAGAAGCAGGGTGTATTAACCCTACTGGCAGCTCACCGCTGTTCCATCTGCGGATGCTCTCCGGGGAATCAAGCTGTGATAATGGAATGTGGAGTTTGCGCAGTCGCTCGGAGATTCTGGCGAGGTCATGCTTGAACCAATATGCCACAAGAACCGGTTTACCGTTAGCTGCTTCGATCAGGTCTTCCAATGCATCAAGCTTACGGTCGTGTATGGTAATATAGCTCGCACTATCTGTGTATACAGCTCCGTTTGCCATCTGGCAGAGCTTCCCGGACAGAGCCGCAGCATTTGCAGCAGTTACCTCACCGTCAGGTAGCTGTAATACAAGGTCATGTTTCAGCTCATCGTACTTTTTGCGTTCTGCCTCTGATAGATGAACCATATACTCCGAACTGACCAGCTCCGGCATCTGCAGATGGTCGGTTGATTTCATAGATATTGTAATGTCGCTTATCTTTTCATATATACGCTGCTCAGCCCCGGGTATAGGCTTATAGGTAAATACAATCTGTCCATTCTGCTTGTCTGGTAGAAAGTAGCTGGTTCTATACTGCCCTATGAACCTGCCAAGCCTCTGACCCATATCCAGCAGCCGGAACTGTGCCCAGAGGTCCATTAAGCCATTACTGCTTGGGGTCCCGGTTAAACCAATGATCCTTTTAACCTTGGGCCTTACTTTCATCAGTGCCCGGAAGCGTTTTGCCTGATGATTCTTAAATGATGACAGTTCGTCTATCACAACGGTATCGTAGTTGAAAGGCAGTTTGCTCTCATCAATCAGCCACTGTACATTCTCACGGTTGATTATATAAATATCAGCTTTACGCAAAAGAGCCGCCCGGCGCTCTGCCTCTGTCCCGATTGCTAGAGAGTATTGCAAGAGATTGAAATGCTCCCAATGCTGTATCTCATTCGCCCAAACAGCACCTACTCTCAACGGGCATACCACCAGCACGCGATGTATATCAAAATAATCGAACAGTAAATTATTGATTGCTGTGAGTGATATTACGGTCTTACCGAGTCCGCAGTCCAGTAGAACAGCTGCCAAGGGATGCTCGATGATGTATTGAACACTATGCAACTGATAGCCGTGCAGGTCACTCTCTTTTAGTAAATTTACCAAGACTATCCCTCACTTTCTGCGCCGCGTGTATTTTGGAGTGTTCTGACGCGGTAAGAACTTCCAAGTTAGCAAAACTGTTATTACAGTGACTTCCATCAATATGATGTACTTCCTCGTCTTCCTGTAAATGCCGTCCTATTTTCATTTCTGCGAGTTTGCGGTATACTGCTTCCCCAGAAACCTTTTGATTGACCGCACCGGCTTGTTCGAAATTGATAAAATCGATATAACACCCATAATCGCTGAAATTGTGCTTGTTTCTCGCCACATCAGAACGCTTTTTATATATTGGCTTACCACACCAATCACATAGAATTGTTGATTCCATCGATAATCCCTTCAATCTGCCGCTCATCATCCAGGACATAAACCTTAAATCCTAGCTTCCGTAGCATCTCATGTCTTGATACCTGCAGGGGTCGGGGCTTGCATCCCGGAGCTTTTACTTCAACGAAAGCGATTCTGCCTCCTGGTAAAAGCACTATGCGGTCGGGCATTCCATCGTAACCTGGACATAAGAGCTTGAGCGCTATACCTCCCGCTACTTTTATTGCTTTTACAAGTTTTTGCTCTATCTGTTTTTCTGTCGTATTTGTAAACTTTGAACGTTTTATTTTGTGCATTCCGTATACTCCTTCTGGAACAACGGAACAAGATGGAACAACTTTTCCCTATATTTACTTACGCGTGTGTGTTTACTGTTGTGTGTTTATTTTTATTAAAATGAATATATATGTAAAAGTTGTTCCTGTTCCAATTCTTGTTCCGCTATTTTCTATATAGGTACAGTCGCTGCTTACCATACAGGGGCAGTCGCAGGGATGTTTTACTGCGTTCCCATCCGGGAATCTGAGTCATAAGAGCAGCAATTGCATAGCTGTCGGTAGTCTTAAGTTCGGAGAGATTTTTGCCGAAGCACTCGCACCATATTTCTGCGTTACTGACCGAGGTCCTGACAACGGTACCTTTTGAAATTACCGGACTGTCCGGATTGGAAAGATACTCGCGTCTGGCATAGAGGTCCATATCATCCCAGTTCTCGGGGAGCTTCATATTTAGGTATTCTTCAACCATGCCTACGCGCTCATCAACTTCCATTGCGCTGCGCTGTGCTTCTTCAGCAGCCTCCAGATCGTCGCCTTCCAAAAAGAGATTTTCACCGGATTGCCATATTGCTTTGGCCTCAGCCCAGAACTGCGCCCGGAAAGCTTCATCGAAACTCCAGGTCTTTTTCTGCTTCTGCTGATGTACCTTTATAATCCAGAAACGGCGGTTACCGGTTATATCTCTAAGATAGCCGCGTTCGCCATTGACGGTAGCGATTATGATACTCTGGCGCGGATGGCTCTCTACGGTTTTGCCATAACTGGGACGGTATTTGTCATCGGAGGTGGAGAGAAAGGCTTTGACCTTTTCTATGTCGGCTTTCTTCATACCGGCGAGCTCACCTATTTCAACTACCCAGAAACCCTGCAGCTTCTCTGCACCAGACTTATCATCCATGTCGGTAAGGGAGAGAGACTCAGAGTAATATTCTGAACCTACAAGGTCTTTTATGATAGTGCTCTTTCCGATACCCTGGTCACCATCCAGTACGGGCACACAGTCGAATTTGATACCGGGCTGGTAGATACGTGCAACAGCAGCTGCAAAGGTTTTTCTGGTGACTGCTCGTACATAAGGGGTGTCATCAGCTTTCAGATAATTGACAAAAATAGTCTCTACGCGTTTTATGCCATCCCATTTTGGGAGCGAGTCTAGGTAATCCCGGATTGGGTGGAAGTGCCGGTCATCGGCTACCTTGGTAAAGCTGACTTCATAGTTGCGTGTGGAGAACACAGCATAACGTATATCTATGAGTGACTTCATTTGTGCTGTATCAGCATCCCGCCAGAAACAGTTGCCCTCAGGTCTTTCCCACGGAAGTTTACCGGTGACCTGAACCCTGTTTGCCAGTTCATTAAACGCAAAACCTTTGAAGTCAGGGTCATTGTTCAGAATGAGGTTAAGATTCCATACACTGTTTTCCAACTCATTACTACGTGGCTTATACCGCAGTTTTTTCTTCCACTCGTCATCGTCTGAAGTAGCAGTAAACTCTGTAACAGCCTCTGCTTGCCGTTCCTCCAGCATAAGCAACTTTACGCTTTCATCCTGGCTTGCAAGTTCGCACATGTTTTTAAACGACTTCTTCTCATCATCACCGAACCTATGTATACGAACAAGGTCAAAGGCATTGAGCAGCTTTCCGCAGGCTGGATCTGTGGCGTGATGGCTATAAGCAAATTTGTCATCATAAATTACCACACCTGCGCTACTGGAGCCCTTAATGTAGTCATAGCGGCCTTCTATGACCGATGGTTCGTAAATATCGGAGAGAAACTTGTCGATTGCCGCTGTGATGGAATAAGTACGGCAGAAAGAACCTATAACTCCGGACTTCGAGAGCGGGTCCTCCTGCGGCTTCTGACTCGGCTTGTTGACCTTGCTTTCCCGCGATGTGGTAGGTAGCAGAGAACAGTCCTGCCAGTTCGGATGCGCCGCGAGAATTTTATCCGGATTAAGCGGCTCACCATCAAAGAACCTACAGATGTAGTCGCCGTTGGATGGGCAGGTAGGCCAGTACATAAGTTGATTTGGTATAAAGGAGCATTCGTCAAACATATCAATGCCGAGCTCCGAGGCAAGATAGCGCGATACCGCCACATACTCGTCCGCAGAAACATCTCTTGTGAAGGGTGCGACTATACGGAGGTGGGGCGCTTCCGGCGTATGGCTGTGTGTGGAATATACAGCACACTTAAAATTCAGTTTATTCTCCAATGCTGCCACGAACTCCTGTGTAGCATTATCGAGATCCGGAGTCCAAAGAGAACGGCAGGCAACGTTTCCTACCTTGCGAAGGTTATCTCGCAGATGCCCACCGACGAAACCGCCCTTGTCTTTGATTTCATCACGTTTGGGCTTCGGGAGCTTGGCATATTCTTCAGCTGTTTCAGTAGTGCGTATTGGTGTTCTCAGCCGGTCGCATATATCCTCGAAAGACATGGTCTTATTTGACCAGAACTTAGCCTGCCGAGAGTTACCGAGAGAAATCTTTAATTCGTCCATTGCTGTGGATCTCCTCCAAATCTTCTGTGAAGTAACGCAAACGGTAATTCTTCCACCTGGCCCGTTTTATTTCAGTTTCCATGCCGGGAGAGATAAAGCTGCCGAACACCCAAACTTCGGAGCATTTGCTCATAAGGGCGTTGCCGAAGAAAAGTCCGAGCTGGCGTTCCTGCGGGTCGGTATCCTTCAAAAACTGTGGGAAAAGCAGATGTGGTGCGATCGGTATGTAGCCCTTGTCCACCGCAAATCGGCTATAGGTACGCGCAGCTTTTACGTTTTCTTCAATGTCTCCCGCATAGGGAGAGCAGATATATACGATTGGCCGGAAAGCGCGGAGTGCGCGTTCCTCTTTCTCGATCAGCGACAGGGCTTCGTAGGCGGTTGGATCGGGGTAACCCTCGCTATTGCGTTTATCTATACTCATTGAGAGCCTCCTTTCACGATGGGCTTCTTGTTCATCTCTAATATCCACTGGAAAAAAGGAAGCCCATCGTACAAAACATCCTTAATCTTTTTTATAGAAATATGTCTCAAAGCCATCAGCGCGAAGAGGTAGTCCCTTTGCCCAGAGCGGTGTCCGACTCATCTGCTCGCAAACTGCCTGCAGTGACATACGCTGAAAAGCTTCAATAACGATTTCATCGTGTATATGCATAACGATCGAGCAGTGACGGAGTGTGTTTATAGCGTTATATAGGATATCTCGAGCTACAGCCTGGGTTATATTCTCCACCCACTTACCGGGTGAAGACTCTATGCGTTCCCACTTCTTGGTTGCACCTACGCCCTCATATGTAATGCACTTCATTCCGAACCGGTTCTCACCTATGCGGGGCTTAACGTAAGACAGTTTTCTACCAGACGGTAAAGTGATAAACAGCATACCGCTTTGGTAGCTGAATCTAATACCGCGAGCTTCTGTTGTGGTTCTTTCGCTGACGGCCTTCAAAGCCGCTTTGTCAGCCTCCCACCAGAATTTTACGATATTAGGGTTTGCCGCTCTCCAGGCATTCACAAGAGGCTTTAGTTCATCTTCCTTTAAACCCATATCAAGAGCACCGAATGCCTTTAATGCTCCGACCGAGCCTTGATAGCCACATGCCAATACAGCCACTTTCGATTTCTGACGCAGGGGTGATTTTTTATCAATGCTCCCCTTGGGTGCTCCAAACATAATTTCAGCATTCTCTATATATAGGTCACGCTTGGCTGCATAAGCTTCAAGAGTCCATTTCTCACCGGCGAGCCATGCAAGTACGACCGCTTCTATGCTTGAGAAGTCTGCTACTATGAGCTTGCATCCGGGTCTGGGTATAAATGCAGTACGTATAAGCTCAGACAGAACCTCAGGTACCGATTCGTATAACATCTCAACAGCTTCATAATCACCCTTGCAGACTAAGTTCCTGGCTTGTTCAAGGTCAGGTATATGTGTACCTGGTAAGTTTTGCGGCTGCAATAGTCTTCCTGCAGCTCGGCCTGTTCTATTAGCACCATAAAACTGAAACATCCCGCGAGCGCGACCGTCTGTACAAACTACTGTTTCCATTGCTTGATACTTCCGGACCGATGACTTTGCAAGCTGCTGCCGGAGCGTCAGTACTTTTTGTAATTCCGGAGGGGCTGTCTTCAAAAGGTCAGTAACTGTTTTCTTTCCAAGAGTGTCAGTCTCTAAACCATTCTCAGCCAACCAGTCCCTCATTTGTGCCACTGAATTGGGATTATCCAGCTCAGTTATGCGTTTCATAGAAGCTGTGAGCTCTGCCCGGGAACGGCTGTCCATATTAATAGCCTGCCTAACTAGTGTCATATCCAGTGCTACACCTCTGTCGTTTATCTCCTGATCCAGGCGATACTCGTCCCACACGCTGTCTGGTACAGGGAACTTGGAGAGCTTTTCTTGTATGGACATTTCCGTTTCCACATCGCGGGCATTGTACCGTTTGAAGGCTGTCCACTTATCCGGCGCATGATAAGGGAAATTTCGGATGCGCTGGCCATTTGCTTTTGTCGGAGAGCAGGGCTGGCAGAAGAACTTGATGAGATCCTTACCTTCGTTCAGTTTTTGCTTATCCAGATTGAGCACAGAGCCGACACCTTCAAGCGACAGAGGCAATCCCATTGTTGCCGCCCATACCATAGAGCAGTGCCACTGAGACGGGTCAAGATATTCTCCGGTCGGTAGCCCAAGAAAGCGGGAGAGACAGACACGTTCGAAGTTGGCATTGAAGGCCCATTTTGTTACAGCTTCGTCGGTGAGAGCGGTTATGATATAGTCAGGAATTTTTTCACCACAGGCAAGATCAACGACCTGAACAGGACCGCCATCAGCACTATAACCGAACAGAAGAATTTCGAAGTCAGGTGACTCGGCATATCGGAACACACCTGACTTGGCGAGATTGACACTGCTGTACGTTTCAATGTCAATTGAAAGAGTTATCAAGGTCTAATCACTCCTTTACCCTAGGGAGATGGGGCAGATCGCCCCACCACCCCAAGGATAATTTGTCTTAGGCTAAGAACTCGTCGTCATCATAGGTTGCGAAATCAGACTCAGCTGAAGCCTTGCCGCCGAGAGGCTCCCCATCGCGTACCTTCTGCAGGTTGTTAAGGCCGCAAGCGATGCCTTTGTTGCCGTTCGAGTTAAATGCGTAGAAGCTAATGCTGGCGCGACCGTACACACCTGAGTAAACCTCGGAGCGGGTCAGAATCGGATTGCGGTCGGCATCCACGATTCCTGGTGCTGTAGTTGCATTAGCGTTGATGAAGTAAGCATTGGCGTAAGCTTCATCGTCCGGACGCTCTGCATCACCGTCACGAAGAGGTGTTTTGAGTGCTGCCAGCGCAGGCACGGTCTTACCGTTACCCTTGAGCTTTGACTCACCCTCGTGGTAAGCCGCTTCGATAGCTGCCTTGATTTTTGCGACCGTTTTTGTATCGGACTTAGGGATAATGAGGCTGACGGAGAACTTCGGTGTACCACCGTTGATGCTTTTGGGTTCCCAGACGTTTGCGTAAGACCAGCGGGTATTGGGACCAGTGATAACCTTCATAGGGTTGTTGACTTTCGTAGTGCTGTTATTCATAATCGTTTTCCTCCATAAAATCATTTTTGGCTGTGTTCATTGCCGGGCGTTTATCGCTCTCCGGCACGAGCGTGGGTTTGCCCTGCGGTTTCTCAATATAGGCCGCGAGGAGTTCATCAAAGCGGGATTTGCCGAGCAGTTTCTGCATGGCGGTGACGCCCAGCACCTTGTGCTCATAGGGGTCAAAGCCAGCGTCGGTAACCACGCCAGCTACCGCTGTTTCATTTGTGTACCTACGGTTCGAGCGGCCTTCAACCGGTTTCCAACCGTTCCACTTCTTACCGCTGATTGCCTGTTGAAGTGCGTATTCCTTAATGTCAGCTGCCCAGGTCACAAGATTGTCGGCGCGAACGAGGATTTCCTCGACTTCTTCATCAGTCAGCAGCGGCGGGAGCTTGAAGTCGTAACGAGCGAGCTCCATATTGGCATCTGCTCTGGCACGGCATTCGTGTTTCGCTTTACAGAAGCCGCACCACTCACCGCACAGGAAGTTGCCGTCACCTGCGAAAGCAAGGTCAGCAGTGGGTTTTAGCACCTCATCTGCCCAGCGGTAAAGCTCGTCTTTTGAGATTTCGTAAGTACTGACATTGTCACGTCGGGGTTGATAGATGGTCATTCGTACCGAATTGATGTCGTAGATTCCGTCAAACAGCTCAAGAGCGCCGAGTGCGTAGCACTGCATCTGTGGGTTATCCTCTGCACTTACGAGCACGCCCAGACCATGCTTATAGTCAATGATCTGCAAGGTGCCGTCTGCGATGATGATGCAGTCGGCTGTGCCGAAGCCGGCCTCTACCCAGCGGGAAAAGTCCACACGCTGTTCGATGAGAACAACAGGATCGGTGCAGGTCTGCTTTGCTGCTTCCACCTGTTCAAGTACATAAGCGGCATAACCGGCGGCGCAGTCGTTCATATCCTCGTTAAACCATTTTAGGTTTTCGGTTGGGTCGGTTGCTTCCATGCCTAATGCCCGACGGAGTCTGAACTCACAAAGCGCATGGGCATCGGTGCCTTCTGCTGCATAGTCGCTGCCCTTATCGTCGTAGCTTTCACAAAGCCGAGCGGACGGCGGGCAGTGAATCCAACGGTCGGAGCTGGAGGCGGAGAGAATAGCGTGTCCTTTAGGTGGCATCGCTCAATCCCTCCACATCTACAAGCAGCGCCTTGTAGTTTGCCGGATCAATGCCCGACAGCTTGTCGGCACCGTACTTCTGGAGCAGAGAGCGAATCTGAGCAGTAAAGCCCGCACGGGACTTGTCTGCAAGAACTGCCCTGACCGCTTCCAGCGTCAGCACCGGCTCTATAGATGCGGCTTCCGGCGCTTGCTCATCGCCACTGAACTGTTCCGCCAGCCAGTTAGCCGCGTCGTTGATAGCAGCAGCACACCTGCGAAGTTCTTCGATTGTCTCGGACAGCTCGCTCATTTTGCTCATATGCTTTTCCTCCTTCCGTGGATTTGCTTTGGGCTGCGAGGATAGAAAGATTTCTCGCCAGCCTCTTGGACACCGCGCTGATTGCAAGCAAAGTGTCGATCAGTTCCTCGTCGGTGTCGTTCATTTGTCTTTTGTCGTTCATAAGGCTTCCTCCAATCTGGGGACTTGTTGTTTTCCTGTCCTCACTACCCACTGGAAAAAATGAGGCCCATCGTACAAAAATCTGAAAAAAATTTTTGCCCTCTGCTTAAAGCTCTGGCAGAGGGCAAAACCGTGTGATTACTTGAGACCCAATATACGTTTGCGGAGCTTGTCGAGCACTTGCTTCTCTCGGTAGACAGCTTTTGACTTGTACCAGTCGCCACCGAACTCACGCTTCAGGGTATCTGCAATTTCCGTCTTGGAGCTGCCCTCCATTATTAATTCGCAGATGCGTTTGCCCTCGGGGTCACGCTCCGACAACTCGTTGAGAAGTTGTTCAAGCAGAAGCCTGTCCACAAGGATGTCGGCAAAGTTGCTGGTCGGGTCCTCAATTGTATCGATAAGGCTGAACCCGTCACCGTCAGCATTTTCCATCGGTACGTCGAGAGAAATAGTGTTTCCGGCTGCACGATATTCGCATGTGGCACAGTCGCTGTCGCAGATCCATAGCTTGGACTTGGGACATACGCATTGACCGTTCTTTTGCGCTTCCTTCTGTAAACGCCAGATGGGGCGGTGGTATTCGCGATAGATTTCTTCAGTTACGGGCACCCACTGTTTGGTGCTACGGATGTAGATTTTGCGTTCTTTGTTTTCATTATTTGGCATAAAATTGGCTCCTTTCAGATTCGTTATGGAATCCGCCAGGAGCCGTATTGATGTCCGCTAAGACACAAAAAACGGCAGGGAAACTACCTTGAAGGTTGTTTCGCTCTGCCGTATTGCGGTCTGGCGGATATCCGATTGTTTAATTGTTTGTACTGAACTTGATGCCTACCGGACCGGGAGTGATAACAAGCGTAGTGACGCATTTGCCCTGCTTGATTTCTACCAATCCGTCATCTTCATCAACTGTGCAAGCTAGTTGATGTGCATCGGGATGCTTGATTGGGAGCAGCTGGTGATTACCCTGCGGTTTCTTAAAAGAAACTTTATTATTATATGTATTGACATTAGGGTACGTTTTGTGTAAAAAAAAGAGCGTTTCCAAAGATTCATCCGGGAATGCCTTGATTAGCCCGCTGATTACCTTGTTCCCGCCATTTCGCTTTCCGTTCAACAGCCTCGTGGTCTCAGAACGGGATACTCCCATCTGCCTTGCTAGTTCACTTGCTGACCATCGCCTGATCACCATCAGTTTCTTAATCCTGTCGACATTTGGCTTCATGCTCCAACCTCCTTTCCTCAGAGATATATGCCTATTATAACATTTATGTTTCCGATTGTCAACATATGCAAAAATATGTTCCTTAAGAGAAATATGTATAGCCAAGCGGCAATTACTTATTAAAAAATGTTGCTTTATGGCAACACTTGTGATATAATAGGTGACAAGGAGGTGCAAAATGAAATGAGCAATGTAGGTGAAGTAATAAAAGAACGCCGATTAGCAAAGGGAATGTCCAAAAGAGCACTTGCAGAGAAAGCAGGCATCAGTCATTCCGAGGTGCATCGTATTGAAAATGGCGAACGTCAGAATCCGTCTGTGCCTATACTCATTGCTTTGGCAGATGCATTAGGCATTCCCCAGGACGATATTCTTATGCTCGCCGGGTATAAGACCGATGGGGAAAGCACTCCACTGATTGAGCGCGTGTTCCCTGACCTAAAGACCAGAAAGCAACAGGAAACCGCACAAAAAATTGTTGACGGTCTTTCTCGTAATAGCGACCTGAAAGATTCGCAGTACGATGAGCTCGTGAGACAGGTTGAAATGTACCTGGACTATGCAAAAAAGAATACAGATACCTGATTACCCACGTTATGCATTTGCAAGGCAACGAGCCTATCGATTACTATGCGAGCTGGAAATCGACAGACTGCCAGTTGATCCTTGGAAGGTTGTGGAAGCCCTTCCGAATGTCCACATATGCAAATGGACAGTCTTAAGGGATAACTGCGGGGATGCTGATCCGCTTTTCATCAATAAGGAAGGTGCGGATGCTAAGACGCAGCACTTACGTGGGCAAGCGGATTATCTGGTCGTTTATGATGACCGTGTGGAGAATTATCAGCGGATACGATGGACGATAGCTCACGAGATCGGGCACATCGTGCTTGGGCATTTGATTTCGTTTGATGCTACGGCTCTATACCGCGGAAGTCTCACAGAGGCGGAATACAAGGTGCTGGAACGGGAGGCAGACACGTTTGCCGTGAATCTCCTAGCTCCTATGACCATCATAAACAGATTGCCCTCTGTTCAGACAAAATCAGATTTTATGGAACTGTGTGATTTGTCTGGGGAGGCATCTGAAAATTGCATGGAGGAATTGAAACTGCTGAAGAGCGGGAAAAATATTCCCTTCCCAGTCAAGGAAGAGGATATCCTGCATCGTCAATTTTTCCGTTTCATCAATAAATTCAACGGGACGGAGGTGTCCTCGTTGAAATACGATGATCTGGAAATTGATGAAGCGTTCGATGACTATATCGATTGTGACTATTGGGATTTCACACTGATGGCAATAAGAAAGTGGAAACTCGAAAAGGAACTATACGCTGCCCTCGAAGGAAGCCTGGCACTATACGATTGTGAAGATATGGTTGTGTTTGTGAAAGATGCAGGTAAGGTAGAATTTGTGGTTAAGAATGAAGACATCATTCTTGAAACGCTGCAGAGATACTCCGATTCCTGCATTAAGCGCGTGTCGGTGTATGTCGCCAAGATGCGCAAAAAAGCCATCGGACAGCAAATAAAATAATATATAAGGGAGAATATATC